CGTGCAGGCACACAATATCAAAATTTTGAATTCCACCAGATCTGAAAATATGAGGGCGACATGACGGCAGGACGACCACGAAAACCACTTGAACAAAAACGAAAAACAGGACGCACGATGACAACTGATAGTGGTGGTCGACCATTACCTGAAATTTCAAAAGTTACAATTTTACCGATGGCTGAAGGAATTCCACTTCCGCCTGAAGATCTTGGTTTACCAGGTCGAGAACTTTGGGAAAAAGCTTGGGACCAAGCAATCACTTGGCTTTCACCAATCAGTGACGTCAAACAAGTTGAACATGCTTGCAAAGTTGCAGATGATTTAGAATTAGCTCGAACAGTTTATAGAACAACTCGCGATGCACAAGACGGGCGGCTTGTCGTTGCGTTAAATAAATCCTTTATTGAGGCTTTAGCTTCTCTAGGATTTACTCCTGTATCCCGCTCACAACTTGGTGTAGCGGAGGTCAAGCGTGTCTCAGCCCTCGAACAACTCATTGCAACCAAACGAGCCAAATAAATCTTGGCCTCCGAAATGGTTAACAAACGTTGACGAGGCAGATCGTCTTCGAGGCGATGGCGATTTATATATAAAATTTACAGAAGCAGTTTGTCGAGTTACTAAAGACTCAATTGCAGCAAGCGCTGGCGAATTGATGATTTTACGATCTTGGCAAAAAGAACTTTTAATGCATGCCCTAGCTAGAAAAGAAAATGGAAGATTTAAGCATAGAGCTGCTTTAATTGGTATGGCAAGAAAAAATGGCAAGTCAGCGTTAGGTGCTGCCATTGGTCTTGCAGGTTTAACTCTCGGTGGTCAAGGCTCAGAAATCTATAGCTGCGCAGCAGATAAAGAGCAAGCTCGTATTGTATTTGGTACGGCAAAACGTATGGTTGAACTTGACGAGGAGTTATTGAATCTTTTTACGTTATATAAAGATGCGATTGAATATAAATCTACTGGTTCTGTTTATAAGGTTTTATCTGCTGAAGCGTATACAAAAGAAGGTTTGAATCCTTCTCCTATTATTATTTTTGACGAAGTTCATGCACAACCAACTCGTGAATTATGGGACGTAATGTCACTTGCTGGTGGAGCTCGCCAAGATTCATTGTTACTTGGTATTACAACAGCAGGTATTAAAACACAGACTAATGGTCAAGATTCACTTTGCTTCTCATTGTATCAATATGGACAGCAATTAGTCAAAGGTGAAATTATAGATCCATCTTTCTTTTTTGCTTGGTGGGAACCAAAAAATGTAGAAGGAGATCATCGCAGTGAAATCCTCTGGCAAGAAGCAAATCCAGGTTATGGCGACATTGTCGATATTGAAGACTTCAGTTCAGCCGTGCTTCGAACACCCGAAGCTGAATTTCGAACGAAGCGAATCAATTGCTTTGTCTCAACTTCTACAGCTTGGTTACCACAAGGAAGCTGGGATAGCCTTGCTGACCGACAGCGAATGCCAATGCCAAATGAAGATGTTGTATTGGCCTTTGACGGATCATTCTCAAACGATAGTACAGCCTTAGTAGCCTGGTTATTAGGTTCAGAAAAACCTCATTTAATGGTAGTTGGTTTATGGGAAAAACCAATTGATGCTGAATATGGTTGGCATGTACCTATTGCAGAAGTAGAACAAACTATTTTACAAACATATCGAGATCCAAGATTCAATGTAAAAGAAGTAGTATTCGATCCTGCTAGATGGAATCGTACATTTATGGTTCTTGATGAACAAGGTTTACCATGCGTTTCATATCCTAACTCTGCAGAACGTATGGTTCCTGCTACTCAAAAATTCTTTGAGGCAGTAGTAAATCAAAGCTTCACGCATGATGGCGATGAAAGATTAGCTAGACATATTGGTAATTGTGTTACTAAACAATCTTCACGTGGGATTATGGTAGCCAAAGCAAGTTCAAAACGAAAGGTAGACGCTGCTGTAGCATCTATTTTTGGTTATGATAGAGCAACACAGCCGCCAGCTCCGAAAGAACCGGTAACACGATTCTTTTCGATCCAAGTTTGAGAGGGACAATGAGAAAACTAGATATATCGACAGCTATTGGATTATTAGGATTGATCTTAGCTACAACCGGTATTGCAATGCTCTCAATTCCTGTAGCTTTAATTGCTTTGGGATCGTTTTTAGTATGGATAACAGAGAAGGCTAACTAATGGCATTATCAAAACGAATACGGCGTGCTAGCGAAGCAAGAAATGGTAATAACTCTCAATGGGTTGAACCAATCATACCAGGTCGTCCTGCTTATGCTACTCCTGCTGGCGTTGAAGTAAATGCCGAGACATCTATTCGTATGTCGACTGTCTATGCTTGCGTAAGACTACTTGGCGATACAATTTCATCGCTACCATTAGGTGCCTATGTACGTCGAGGTCGTAATCGTATTTCCTATGCAGCCGTCTACGGTTCGCAACCTGAATGGATCAATAGACCAAATCCAGAAGCTTCTCGTTTAGAATTTTTTGAACAAGTAATTTCATCTCTCAATCTTCATGGTAATGCTTTCATTCTTACAGTACGCGACGATAATGATGAAGTATTTGAACTTTATTGTATACATCCAGAAGACGTTCGTATTCGTCGTTTAGCACCTAACGAACCGCTTGTATATGAAGTTACAATTCGTGAACGTACTGGCAATGGTATTTCAGCTATAGATAATGTTAGAACTGAAATTCTTACTCAGCGCGAAATGTTGCATATCCCAATGTTTCGTCTTCCAGGTTCTTATTATGGTCTAGGACCAATTAGTGCTGCACGTATGACAGTCGGCGGAGCTATGGCAGCTGAAACATATGCAGCTTCGTATTTTGGCAATGCAGCAAATCCTGGAGGCGTAATTGAAGTACCAGGAGAATTAACACAAGAACAAGCACAGGATATTGGCCGAGACTGGAATCTGACTCATACAGGACCTTATCGCGCAGGCAAAATTGGCATCTTGTCAGCTGGAGCTACGTTCAAACCATTGTCCATTAACGCACAAGATGCCCAACTACTAGAAGCACGCCGTTTTAATGTTGAAGATATAGCTCGTTTATTTAGAGTTCCTGTCAGTTTGTTAGGTCACCCTGTCGCTGGCGCAATGAGTTTTGCCTCAGTTGAAGCGCAGAACTTATCATTTGTTCAGCATTCGTTAAGACCGTTGCTAGAACGCTTAGAGCAATCGCTATCTCGTCTATTGCCTGAACAAGATGGATTTATTAAATTTAACCTAGATGCTTTATTGCGTGGAACAACTCTTGAGCGGTACGAGGCATATACAAAGGGTTTGCGCGAAGGATTTTTATCCCTCAATGATGTGAGATCAGTAGAAGATCTCTCACCAATAGGTGAATCTGGTGATCAATTCAGAGTTCCATTACAGAACATAGCCGCTGATGATGCTAAAGATGTAGGTTTGAACCTAAGAGCAGAGATAGTTCAAAAGCTTGTTCAAGTTGGTTTCGATCCAGCTGCTGTACTCAAAGCTACTGATATGCCAGATATTGCACATACAGGACTACCAAGTTCTCAATTGCAACCAATATCACAAATAGATCCAAATGCACCAACTGATGCCTATGATGTAAGAGAACATCGTCAAGATCCTCAGATGGTAGTACAAGTACCAGAACCAACAGTCAATGTTGCTGCTCCTACAGTTAATGTAGAGCAACCAGTTGTAATGGTTGAAGCTCCAAATGTAACTGTCGATGCACCAAGCGTTAATGTTGAATCACCAAAGATTGAAGTCAATAATCAAATAGATCGACGCAAGGTTCGTAAAACTGTTGTTCGAGATGAACATGGTCGAATCGCTGAAATCATAGAAGAATTTATTGAGGAAGGCGAATAATGGCAACTGGCTTCAGTAACTATCTTGCTAATTCACTTTTAGATGCACTTGGAAATGCGACAACATATGCGGTCGCTGATGTCTATGTCAAGTTGCATGTAGGCGATCCTGGTGCAAATGGTACAAATAATGCTGCTATAGAGACCACACGCAAAGTAGTAACTTTTAGTGCAGCAGCAAGCGGAGCATTAGTTTCAGATTCTGAAGTTACATGGTCAAATATTTCAGGTTCAGAAGATGCAACACATTTTACGATTTGGGATAATATTTCTGCTGGTAATTTTTTATTTAGCGGTTTAATTATTGGAAATCCCTACACAGCAGGTGATACTTACACAATTCCAAGTGGTTCATTGACAGTTTCCTTAACATTGGCTTCATAAAATGCCAGCTCAATTTGTCCTAGATACAGGTCAATTAGATGTTGATCTTTTAGGACCGGTTGTAGTAGCTACTGCTGAAGCCGATCTTGGAAATATAGGCGGCGCTGCAAGTACATTAGTTTCAATAACAGTTCAAGCTTTAAGTAATCTTGGTTCGTTAGACGCAGAAGCTGATACAATTCCCACACCGCCTTATACGCCGGTTACGTATGGACGAAACTTTGTTCAACCTAATTTTGCTCAAATCGTCGAAAAACCGATCAAAAAAATTACCGTACAAGGATTAACTAATCTTGGTAATATACAAAGCAATGCACAAACAGTAATTACATTTTCAATTATTGAAGATGATAACGAAGTGCTGTTACTAATTTAGGATAAATATGCCGTATTTTATTTCAGATAAACAAACTGATTGTAATGGATGGGCAACAGTTAAGCAAGAATCAGATAGTTCGTATACAACAATTGGTTGTCACGATACAAAAGATGCTGCTATTGCGCAAATGGTTGCGGTTAGTATTGCTGAAAATATGGAGCCGGGCGGCGAAGTAAAGAACAAAAACGCAAGGAGCAAAATGGCAAAGAAGATCGAACGGCGTACTTACAATGTTCGCGACGTCGAAGCACGAGCAGATGATGGAACACTAAGACTTGCTGGTTATGCAGCAGTTTTTAATGATTCAAGTTTGCCACTGCCTTTTAAGGAGTCTATAGCTCCAGGAGCGTTTCGTAAAACTTTAGATGAAACTCCAGATGTTAGATTGCTAGTTAACCACGAAGGATTACCACTAGCTCGTACAAAAAATAATACTTTGCGGTTGATTGAAGATGATCGAGGATTAAGATTTGAAGCAGATTTAGCTGACACGCAAGAAGCTCGTGATATTTACGAATTAGTTAAGCGCGGCGATGTCGATCAGATGAGTTTTGCTTTCCGCGTAATTCGTCAAAAGTGGAGTGAAGATAAAAGCAGACGTATTTTGACTGAAGTATCACTTGCTGATGGCGATGTTTCAGTAGTAACTTATCCAGCTTATCCGACTACAAGCGTAGAAGCACGAGAGCATATAGAAGCTGCAATTCAAGCAATAAATGAAGGCCGTGAAATAACAGGCGAATCATTATTAGTTCTAAAAGCTATCTTTGATGATATGAGCGAAGGTCATGAGTATATTATGAAAGCTCTTGAAGTTTTCCGCGCTCTTATGGACGGTACTGAAACTCCGATTGAAGATGAAGCTACCTATGAACAAACAGATGAAGATGAAGACGAAAAAACAGTACCACGTACAATTTCATTACGTCTTGCCAAAGCAATAATTAACGCTAACAAATAGTTTTCTGTTCATTCGAACAGATACGAAGTCGGAGCGAACCTCACACCCGTAAGCGCCGTGAGTATTTTCGCCACCACCTCGATTCCCAACCTCATAAGGAGCAAAACTCAATGTCATATTTTGACAAAGTAGTTGAGCGCCGCGATGCAGTTAAGGTTGAAATGGATGCAATTCTTGAGGCAGTAGCCAAAGAAGATCGCACCGATTTGACCGCAGAGGAAACCGAGAAGGTTGAAGCCCTCGTTGCTGAATCTCGTTCGCTTGACGAAAAAATTGAAAAGCTCACAGCACAAGCCGAAGCTGATAAGAAAGCTTCTGAAGCTCGCGCTGCTGTAGCATCAATTGTAGTTCCTCGCGTTGAAACCACGAAGGTTACACGCGAAGAACGTACATATCGTCCAGATGGCGATAGTTCATTCTTTGCTGATGCTTACAATGCACAGTTTAAGTCTGATTACGCAGCACAAGAAAGACTAGCTCGTCATTCTCGTGAAGAAGCAACAGAGCGCCGCGATGTCGGTACAAGCAACTTTGCAGGTCTTGTAATTCCACAATACCTCGTTGATCTTGCAGCTCCACTTGCTCGCGCAGGTCGTCCATTTGCAGATTTTGCCACCAATAAGATGGCTCTTCCTGCAAGCGGCATGACTCTAAACATCTCTCGCATGACCACAGGTTCTTCAACTGCTGTACAAGCAGCTGAAAACAATGCAGTTAGCGAAACCGATGTTGACGATACACTACTAACAGTAGATGTTCGTACAATTGCTGGTCAGCAAGATCTTTCACGTCAAGCTATTGAGCGTGGAACCGGAGTTGATATTTTTGTAACTCAGGATCTAATTCGTTCATGGCATACAACACTTGACAACCAGATCCTCAATGGAAGTGGTTCAAGTGGTCAGATGCTTGGTCTTGATGGCGCAGGCGGAAATGCTGTTACTTATACAGACGCATCTCCAACAGTTGCTGAACTTTATCCAAAACTCGCTGATGCAATTCAGAAAATCCAGACAAATGCGTTTGTTAATCCAACACACTTTGTCATGCATCCACGCCGTCTTGCATGGATCCTTGCCGCGACTGATTCTTCGAATCGTCCATTAGCAGTTCCAGCAGTTGCTGGTCCAACTAATGCTGTTGCAACTGGCGCAGGTTCATTTGCATATGGCAATTCAGGTTATCAAATGATGGGTCTTCCAATTATCACTGATGCAAACGTTGTTACCAACGCAGGCGGAGGAACTGATGAAGATAAGATCTACATTGTAACCGCAGGCGAGTGCCATCTTTGGGAGCAGCCAGGTTCACCATTCACTCTTCGCTATGATGCGACAGGTGCAGGTAATTTGACTGTAAAAACCGTTATTTACGGTTATGGTGCATTCACCGCTGGACGCTATCCGCTTGCTAACTCGATCATTTCGGGTACAGGACTTGTAGCTCCAACCTTCTAGTCAACTTGAAGGAAAATTAAATAAATTGTGTAGAAGTAGGCAAAGTGCCCCCGATTTGTCTACTTCTACACTTCTTGTTAAGGATTATATGTTAGCGACAAGTAGTAAATATGAAGTAGCAATACTGATTCCAAAACTTGAGCGTGCTATAATGCAGACTAATAACAAAAGGAAAATCAGTGGCAATAACAAACGGATACGCAACTCTAAACGAGGTCAAAGCATCATTAGCCATAACGGATAATAATGATGATGATCTAATTGAATTAGCTGTAAATGCCACAAGCCGCATGATTGATGATTATACCGGAAGATTTTTCTATGCTAATGGTACTAGTGGCAGTCCTGTAACTCGTTACTATACTGCTAATAATCCGTGGGTTCTTCCTGTTGATGATTTCACGCAAATAACTGAAATAGCAACAGATAATAATTTTAATCAAACTTATGATACTGTGTGGGCGAATACAGATTTTATGCTTGAGCCAGTAAATAATCCAACGCGTAGTTGGCCATATACACGAGTTTTAGCCACAGATCGTTATGTATTTCCAATTGGAATGCCACAAGCTGTAAGAATTAAAGGAGTTTGGGGTTGGTCTGCAGTACCATATGAAATCAATCAAGCATGTTTAATTCAATCTTCTAGATTGTTCATTCGTAAACAATCACCATTTGGAATTGCAGGAACACCAGAATTAGGTACCGTAAGATTATCATCTAGATTAGATCCAGATGTTGAAGCTTTAATCCGTCCTCTTAGACGAAATAATGGTCTTGCCCTATGATTCCTAGCACAGTTCGAGATAATCTTAAAACTCAACTGCAAACAATTACCGGCTTGAGAGCATTTGATTTAATTCCTGATGTAGTTACACCTCCAGCTGCAATTGTAGGTCAATTAGATTTTACTTTTGATATTGATAATGCTAGAGGTCTTGACCAAGCGCAGTTAGATATTTTGGTAATAGTACAAAGATTTTCAGAAAGATCAGGCCAAGATCAACTAGATGCATATTTAGCTGGATCTGGCGCAAGTTCAATTAAAGCAGCGTTAGAAGCAGATAGAACATTATCTGGAGCTGTAAATACATTACGTGTTACTAGCGCAGAAGCTGGTACATACGAGTCGCAAGGTGTTAATTTTTTATCATACCGATATAGATTAACGATTTGGGGATAGGAGTAAAATGACATATAAAATCATTTCAAGTAAAGGTATTTGCGGTAAAAAACAAGGCGATACCATTACCACAAAAGAGTTAGATGATAATAAAGCCAATATTGATGCATTAGTCAGTGGAGGTCATATCGTCAAACAAGCAAGTCCAGTTAAACCACAACAAGAAGGAGCCAAAAAACCAACATGGCAAGAATAGTCCTCACAGATGCATCCATTACGGTCAACTCTGTAGACCTAAGTGATCATATTGCATCAGTAACAATCACCTCATCATACGATGCAGTTGAAACCACAGCATTTTCAGGCGACGGTGCTCGTACTCGCGTAGCTGGTCTAGTTGATAATTCAATCGCTCTTGAATTTCATCAAGACTACGCAGCTTCTGAAGTAGAAGCAACAATTTATCCTTTACTTGGTACTACAACAACTGTTGTTGTAAAACCAACTAGCGGTGCAGTTGCTGCAGACAATCCATCATATACAATGTCAGCACTTGTCTCAGAGTGGACACCAGTTGCTGGTACAGTTGGAGAACTTGCAACAGCTAGCGTTACATGGCCAGTTAGCGGAGCGGTTACCAAAGCGACTTCCTGATGGCTAAACTTATTCTCACTAATGCTTATATTGCATTGTCGTCGACTGATATTTCAGATCACGTAAACAGCATTTCACTTAGCACAACTTACGATATTGTTGAAACAACAAATTTTGGAGATACTGCTAAAACTCGAGTTGCTGGCCTTGCCGATAATCAAGTGAGTTTTGAGTTTCATCAAGATTACGCAAATGGATCTATTGAATCTTTAATTTATCCATTATTAGGTACATCAGTTACTTGTGAAGTTCGACCCGTAAATACTACTGTTAGCGTAACTAATCCAAAATACACGTTTACAGTTTTAATTTCAGAGTGGACCCCATTAAATGGTTCAGTCGGCGAATTAGCAACAGCTACTGTACAATGGCCTATATCAGGCGAAATTACAAAAGCAACATCCTAATTTGATTGGGGGAAATACTTGGACGGTTTGCAAATACGAGTTCAAACAATTGATGGCATTGATGAAACTTATTCATTGAGACCAAGAATTATTGTTGAATTTGAACAAAAATATAATAAAGGCCTCGGTAAACTAATTGCTGAAGAACAAAAACTTGAGCATATTTATTATTTATCATGGCTTGCATTAAAACACAATGGCAAAGTTGTGAAACCATTTGGTCCTGACTTTTTGGATACACTTAAAGAAGTGACTTTGGTTTCAGACCCTTCTTCCGAATCCACCGAGACAGTTTAAGTTACTCGATAGCTTCTCTCTCGGTGGAGACCGGTTTGCCAATAAATGATTTGTTAGATGCTCCAGATGGTCTATTAGAAGCAGCATTTGTTTACGTAAAAGAACGAGCACGATTGCGAAATAAAAAGTGATCTCACCAGAGTACAAAGTTCAATTACAAGGTATAAAAGAGACTGTTACAGCATTAGAACGTTTTGCGCCAGATCTAAAAAGAAGTCTTGATCGTAAAGTAACTAAAGTTACAAGATCAATTGCGACGCAAGCAAAAGGTTTTATTCCAGGAAGTATACATCCATCTGGTTGGGCAAAACAAAATCAATCAGCAAGTTTTATAGGTCCACTAGAACAAGGTAAGTCACGAGGATCCAAATTTCCTGCATTTGATCCTAATAAAGCACAAAGCGGTATTGTTCCAATGCGACCAAGTACCAAACGCGGCACAACAGGTTTTCGTAATGCTTATGGAGTTATGCAAAAAGATCGCGCAGGTGCAATATTTGAAGCTGCCGGTCGTGGTAGTACATCATCGCGATTACGTGGTAAATCATCGCAATCACGTAATCCACGTGCGTCAGAGCAATTTATTGGCACACTAAGTAAATATTATGGAGTATTGCCAACTGCTAGACACGACGGTAAAGATAAAGGTCGAGCATTAACACGAGCAGCTGAAAGTCAAAGACCTGCGGCTCGGGTACAAATTTTTGCGGCTATAAAAGAAGCAGAAAAACTAGCACAAGCTAGAATGGATTCAGTTTTAAGAGCAAGAGAGGTCTAAACAATGTCACTTATTGAACGTATTGTAACGGTCTATAATGACAAAGGTTCTAAAAAAGCCGTAAATGATCTTAAAAAATTAGAAAAGAAATTTGATGACTTTGGTAAGCGAGCAATATTAGCTTTCGGCGCTGCTGCTACAGCTGCTACAGCTTTAAGTATTGCTATCGGCAAAAAAGCCGTGCAAGGCGCGATGGAAGATGAAAAAGCCCAAGAAGCTTTAGCGCAAGCATTACGTAATACAATAAATGCAACAGATACGCAAATAGAATCAGTTAAACAATATTTAGATACTTTGGAATTACAAGTTGGCGTTAATAACAATGAACTTATACCAAGTTTACAAAAATTAACTACCGCAACTGGCAATTTACAACAAGCTCAATCATTACAAGCATTAGCACTAGATATTAGCGCAGGTACTGGTAGATCGTTAATACAAGTTACAGATGGTTTGGTACGTGCTTTAGGTGGCAATATCGGAGCTTTAAAGCGACTTGGTATACCACTTGATGAAACTATTATTAAAAATAAAGATCTTAATGCTGCATTACAAACATTGGGTAAAACATTCAGTGGTCAAGCTGAAAAACGTGCACAAACATTCGAATTCCAAATGGAACGTTTGCGTCTACAATTAGATCAAACATTAGATTCACTTGGATATGCGTTAATTCCTGTATTATTAGATTTAGCTGAAATTATCCGTAAAGAAGTATTACCAACATTCAATGCGTTTATTCAAGCAAATAAAGAAGAATTTGCAAAAGGTCTTAAAGCAGCTATTGAGTTTGGTATAAAAGCAGCAGCAGCTTTAGGTAAAATGTTTAAAGTAATTGCTGATAATATTGGCATAGTTAAAACAATGTCAGCACTATTTTTTGGCATGTTTGTTAGTTATAAAATTGTTACAGGTATTTTAGCAATTCAAACTGCTATTAAAGGTTTAATTACATTATTTGGAGCTCAAACTATTGCTGCAACGGCAGCTGGCAGAGCGACAGCATTTGCTACAGGCGGATTAACTGCACTTGGTGCTATTGCTGCATTAACCGCATTTGAAGTTTTTACTAAAAACACATCAGGATTAGTTGCAAATACTACTGCCTTACAGCAAAATACAATAGCAATTGATAAATATGGACAAACAGCTGGAAAACATTTACAAGAACTTGATGCACTTGCTAAAACGGTTGAGGAAACTAATTATTGGACAAAATTATTTGGTAAAAATTTAGATAATCTTAATAAGAAAACAAAAGAACAACTTAAATTAGAAGTCGCATTAGCAAAATTAAAGAAGTTGGGTGTAAAACCAACTACTGAAAAAGATCCAATTCAGTTAGAAGCTGCTCGACTTAATCTCTTGAAGCAGGCTAATTTAGAAGAAACTCGAAGAGTCAATCAGTTGATTGAAAACCTTGAAGCGCAGATGAAGCTCAATGAAGCTGCGCAGCGTTACACAGACTTGCTTCAAGTTCTATCTGATGCTCAAATCAGCGATGAAGAAGTTTCAGTTCTTGCTTCAAAGTGGAATTTGACCAAGAATGAAGTTCTTGAATATATCGCTCGAATCTATGCGTCAAATTCAACAGACATAAACGACGGCCCAATCGTCAATCTGTTAATGAAGTGGGGCTTGACTAAGGATGAAGCCGAGAAATATG